CTTCCGATCTTTCGATTATTCCATATTTTGTTTTTCCACCTTTATCGTTTTTATTATTTGAATATCCGCCCTCAACTTTCAGCAGATAGTCAAATATTCTTTCAAATCTGTCCATTTAAATCACTTCCCATTCTTCACTAAATAATTCAATCATAGTTTCTTTCCAAGGCACTCTACCGTATCTGGATTCCACATATAGATATGGAGCTGTCATTTTACTATTTTCGTCAGGAAATTGTGCTTTTATCACTACATCCTTGCTCCATTGCGGCAATCTCATTGCTTTTCCTTTTTTTACTTCTTCAAATGCTTTTCCAAAATTCATCTATACCACTTCCTTTACTTCTTCGACATTTAATATTATATTATCTTTTTCAAATTTTATCCCAACAACTTTGTATTTTTTACCGTCTAATTCAATTTCTGTACATATAAGTTTTTCTATATTCATTTAAATCACTCCTTTTCTAATTTTGAAAAAAATCACTTACATTAAGCTCTAACATCTGTTCAATAGTGTATCTACTGATTCCAACAACCGCCATTTGTTCTGCTACATCTGCAATTTCAATTATATCTTGTATTTTTGTAGCTAAATCTTTTAATTCAGTTCTATTCAACTCAATAAATTCAACCATTTTTTTATCATTTAAGACTTTTACTTTTTCAATCTTGTCTTGTTCTAAAGTCCACATCAAAGATATTTTAAGAGATAAGCTGTTTCTATTTCTTTCGTTATTTTCAAATGTGTATTTTTTACCAGCTTTCTCTATTCCAAGCGGCTGGTTCAAAAAGTTTGATTTAGCTTCTGCTAAGTCTTTTAATGCTTTTTCTCTTAATTCTTTTAATTTTTTATTTAACAAATCGTTGTCAACTTTCCAAGCGTGAGAGTCTTTATCCCATACACTCCACTCGTTTGGCTTTACAATAGTTTTTATTTCTTCACCCTCTAAATATTGTCCGTCTGATAAAATTAATATTCCCGCTTGAACTTGTTCTGAAATATTCATTTCTCTAATTTTTCCATTTTCAATAATTGGATTTTTAATTTCCGTGTAGGATATAAAATTTTCCCCTTCTCTATATTCGCTACAATATTTCAATTTATCAGCCTCAAATTTTTTCTGTGATGGTGCTAGAAATATTCCTATTATATTCCCATTTTTATCGTATAAATATATTCTAAATCCTTCCATTCTTATCACTCCATTTCTTTAATTTTATCCTGTGCTAACTTATGAATTTGCACGAATTTATAGATTAACTACTTAGCTAAATAAACAGCGTTAATATACAACGCAGAAATTGTTTTTGAACCACGCCATATAACATTACCATCTGTCTCAATGTGAGCCGCCCCACCACTTGTGGAATTGATTAATCCGACTGGAACTGGTATTCTAAAAATTGGACGAAATTTTTCAGGGATGTTAAAAAGGACATCTCCATAACTCCGACCGTTATACACTTCGTTTGTATCTAAAATTAAGATACAAATGTTCCCGATTTTGTAAATTAATCCGACTGTAAGTCTCGGGTCTATTACGTAAGTTTCAACATTGGATAAATTTTCCACTTTGTCCGAAAGTCCAACATTCGTAATATCCACAAATTTAGTAATGTCAAAACTTTTACTCGTATGATTTTGGATACATTTATATATTTTCCCATCTGTTAAATCATTTATATACCATTTCCCAGCTTCTTTGTTTTCAATTTTACTTATATACCCACCTAAAGATTGTCCTATTGCTTGTTTCCAAGTTTCTGCATCTATCACGTCTCCTGTTTCTGTGCCGAATTTAACAATTCCAGCTTTTTCTGTTGTTGCGCTCGAAGTTTGCCTATCGAGATGTTCCAATATCTCATATAATTTCATAAAGTTCCTTGATACTTTTCTCAAATCAGCAACTGTGTCTAACTGAAATAGCTCAAAAAGTTCGTTTTTAGTATTTGCCGGTATAAAAGTATTTTCATCTATATTTTTTATTAAATCTAAAGTCGCTTGTTTCATTTTATCTCCTTTCAACTAATACACAATTTTTACATCATACCAAACTGGGATGACTTCATAAATCAATTCTAGCCAGTATTCCAAATATTCTTTATCTACAACGGATGAATGGAAATTTACTACATATTGGAAATTATTCTTATCATTTGTTATTGTTACACTATCATTGAAAATAAAATACAACTTCATTGTATCTTCAAAATACTTTAGAGTGGTCGATCGCCTTAAAATTCTTTTTGCTATAATTCTGTTTATTTTAAATACTGTTGCTAAATTTTTACTTGAGACCAATCCATATTTTCCCTCTAATTTTTCCAAAATTTCGCTTCTTGCCGTTGTAAATCTTCTGTTTTTTATTAAAGTTCCTATTTTAAATTCCAATGATTTTAGCTCGACATCTGCAAAATGAAATATATCCTGAATGAGAGATGAATTTCTGAATATTCCTGGAAGTGATTTTATCATACTGTTATAGTAATCATTTTTAGCAAGATTATACATAACATCCGCATAATCGTCATCATATACGAAGAGTATCGGAAATTGCTTTTCAGTAATCTTTTGCTTGAAATTTACGTAGTCATCTAATCCTACAAAGAATGAAAAATCACTTACTGTATAATTCAATAGCTCTAACGCTGCCATTTCAGATAATTTTTTGGTATGTTTAACAAAATTTGCTGTTTTAGGATTACTTTTAATCATAGCAAACTCTTTATCTCTACCATCATTTACAAAATCCCTCACATAGAAATTTGATAATTCATTTTCACTAAAATTATCTTTAATATATTCGGTTGACTTTTGGTGTACATTTTTTGTCATTAGTTTCTAAATCCAATCACATAAAAACTTTTGGCTATTTCATATTGCATTAAAGCATAAATTATAACTTCATCTCTTGCGTCAAAAGTAGCATAATTTATTAAATTTCCACCAGTCATTGAATCATAAATTCCAATTCCTATTACACGCCCCCAGTCTTCCCTTGCTTCAGGAAACTTTACTGAAGCCAAGTTACTTGTTTCATTCGATGTTGTTGACCCAAAATTTATAGCCCTTCTTGCATACGAAGCTGAAACAAGCTCTGTAGCATTTTCTTTTCCATTTTCTCCTATTGTAACTGCTGTCAAAAGCCCAGCATAATATGTTTTGCCTTCAAACAGTGTATTCAATATTTTAGCTTTTGCCCCTAATGTGAATCCGCTCATTTTTTCCTCCTAAAATTAATCTAAAGTTTTTAACGTTATATTTAAAACACTTATTAAATCTTCATCTTCTAATATAATATCTTCTTTAGTGTTATTAATATCTATATTTGAAATTTTCTTAAATGCTTTTATTTCTAACAACTTATCAATTACTTCCGCATAATAAATTCTGTTCTCTTCAAATAATTTATCTAAAAACACTTGATTTAAAGTACTTTTTGTAAGTTCAATCGCACTTTGCTCATTGTATTCCTTGTTTAATATAGCTTCAAATGTAAGACTTATACTTTTCTCTTTGATAGTTTTTACCGTAAATTCCGCGTCTGTTATAATTTCATTATTTAAATATGTTTTTATATTGTTCAACTCTTCGTCTTTTAATTTCAGCCCAGCTTCGCCAATTCCAATAATTTTAGCTGTCCCTTTACCATTCCATCTTGGAATTACTCTTAATTTCTTCACATTCTTAAATTTATTTAGTATCATTTCTTTAATCATATTTGCATTGTAATTTACACTTGGAACCGATAATATTTTTTTTCTTCTCTCTCGCAATTCTGCGTCATTCTCTTCATCTGTTCCATCTGAAATAATATTAAGATTTTCCACTTTTTCAAGTCCAGCATAATTTTCAGAGAATTTAGATATTTCCCCGATTCCACAATTTCCAATTATTCCAGCGATATTTGCAACAACATTAACATCGCTATAGCCAACTGTTCCAGTTTCTTTGTATGCTACTATTTTCGATTCAGCAATAGTGTATGTGCAATTATTACTTGCTACTAGCATTCCTTTTTGAATCAATGCTCCACTTGTCCCATAAATTCTAACTATTCCAGTCGCCGTAGTTGCTTTTTTCCTAAAGATATAGTCTTCTTTACAAATGCTGTCAAGATAAATGCCTTCAGCCGTATCGGCATTGTAGTTCTTTGACATTTCATTATATAATTTCTGTTGCACAATTAATTCCGTGGAAAATGCTCTCACAATATCTGCCGTAAAACTTCCGGGAGTGTCATTGTACTTAATCATAAAATCGCCATTAAATATATCTGATACCAAGCTATTTATATCATTTTCATAGACATCTATATCTTTTCTAGTTACCATTTCTTCACCTTCTTCCGATTAAAAATCCTTAAATTCAAATGTTTCAGAAATATTCAACGTTTCTTTTTCTCCACCTTTTAATACAACATCGAACTCAAAACTTAATTTATCTTCTTTAAATTCAGAATAATAATTTATAATTGATTTTATATAATCGTGTTCTTTCAATGCAGATATTATCTCTCTTTTAATCTCACTTTGAGCATAATCTTGATACAGGGGATTTATGCCTTTGTACTTGTTAATTCCTACACCAAATGGAAATATATCCTTATAGTACACTCTCCAAGCATTTTTAGTAACAATTAAACATTTAATAACCCATTGTTTGACAATTTCCTTTTTTGTTGTTAAAAGAACCGGGGTTCCTTTTTCATAAACAAAATCACCTTTTTTAAAATCCCATTTCAAATCAAGATAAACTTCAGAATTGTCGTATTCCAAATTTTTAGTACTAGAATACACATCAAGAGCTGTAATCGCTGAATTAGGTAACATCTTATCCACCTGCCTTATAATAATAAGCCTTGTCTACCAAATAAAACTTTTTCTGATTTTTAAATTCATTTAAGATGACTTCATCCCCAACTTTTAACTCATCAGTCCACTTATTTGTTCCACTAGCTTTATATGTCCCTTTTGCTGCTATCTTATTATGTGTGTTTCCACCAGAATCCGTGTTTTCACTATCAGTCACATCTATTTCAATATTCCCTTCAACTTCAAATTCTCTGGTATATCCTGCTACTTTTTCAAAAGCTACAACAATTCTATCCGCCTTTAATATTATTCTTTCATCAATTTGAACTTCTAAATTTGGAGGTGCTTTTACAACTTTTCCCAAAAAAGGCCCATTCCAATCGGGATTGCCAAAATTTTTCCTTAAAATCCGAGCTAAATTATCAAAAGCCTTATTAGGTTCTGAATGTTTTGCTTCTTCAGGTTGCAACATTTCTTTATCCATAAAAATCACTCGCTTTCTTCTTCATTTTCTTCCAATTCTGCTACTAAATTTAAAGTTAAGCTCATAAAATATATCCCCATTCCGTAAAAACTGTATTTTTGACTAAAATTATGATTCACACTTTTAACTTCAAAAACTCCAGCAATACCAGTACTATTTTTGGGAATTTTAACCAAATCTCCTGCTCTTAAAACTGGTATTCCAGGAACTGTCAAAGTAAATGTTTTCTCAAGTTTATTTTTTTCTTTTAAAACATTTACAGCTTTTATGGGTTTTTTCTCTTTTTGCTTCTTTTTCGATTTTTTACTATCTTTTGCACTTTTACCAGATTTCTTATTAGCTTTATTATCTTTTTTACTAGAACTTTTGCTACTTTTTTTATTTCTTTTTGTGTTTTTAGCCATTACTTCTTACCCCTTACTTTATTTCGTTTAGAAGTTTTAACCCTAGTTTTTTCAGCTTTTTTATTATTTTTCTTATTCTCTTTTTTATCAGTTTTATTGCTTTTGGTCTTTTCTCTACCTTTTTTAGCTGACTTATCTTGATTGTTCTTCTCTTGTTTAACCATATATTGTAGCAATCCATATTTTTTGATATTTTCTTCATCTCTCGCTGTATCGACTTTATTCATTTTTTCATCATCTCCATCCACGACAATGACACTATTTTTCATATTTTCAAAACTTACTGAATAATTAGGATCTTTTATAAAATTAAAAATATTTACAAATCCATTACCAATAGAAATTTTATATTCTTTGGGCTGTATTTTACCGTCTAAATATTTGTCGCTATTTCGTTTAGCAAAATGAAAAGCATTATCTGCAAAATAAAAATACCAATTTTCTTCGGAATCCTCTTTTATAGTTTCTATTATTTTTTTAATAATATCAGCGATACTTTCCTTGTAATAATATTCATCAATTTTCACGATGCAGGGTTCGATAGTTCCAACTGGCATATCAAATTCATTTAACATCTTTTTTATACATTTGTCCGCTTCTAAATTATCAAATTGAAAGATTTCAGATATTCTTGAAATATAAAAAGCGGGGTCATAAGCTGTAAATTTAGGAGCCTTGCTGTTCACACTAATTTTAGGAATTATTCCTTGAAATATTAGAGTTTCCATATTGTCATAAAGTTCCACAAAATAAGCTCCTTTATCCAAGTCAATTGTGTGATATGGCATATCTTCCCTATAATTGTAGGCAAGTTCAAACTCCATCTGTGCTGTAATATTATCAATACTGCTTGATAACTGAATATTATCTTTTACAATGCTTGTCAAATCATATCTTTTACTGTCCGGATCAGTTACTATTATTTTCATCTTTACCACTTACCTTGTAAAATAATTTTTCTTCAGTCGCCTCAACTTCTTCTATATCCGAAAACTCTGGAAACTCTTCAAATTCAATATCAAAATTTAGTGTTCCGATAGCGTCAAAACTGCACTCAAATTTATTCACAGTTGCAAGAAAATTCAAGTCAACAGGATTTAAAATAGAACTAAGAGTCCCTTTC